AACCACAGACCTAGGTTCTTTAGTGATACTGAAGTCAAAGACCTTACAGAGTTCCTATCAGACTCTGACCACCCCTGGATGGCTGACTTTGTCACCCTGGGGGTGAACACTGGAATGCGGTTAGGTGAGATTGTCGGTATCAACAACCAAGATACCAAGAAGACATCAGGAACGCTTTCTGACTGCGGTCAGTTCATCACATTGTCTAACACCAAGAACGGTGACGAAAGGCTTGTACCGCTAAATATAAAGGCACAACAGGCACTATCTAACCTAAACAACTGTCCATCAAAGTTTTATTCCCACAGAAGGTTTTACAACACTTGGAATGAAGCAAGGGATGCACTAGCAAGAGGCGATGAACATTATGTCTTTCACGTACTGCGCCATACTTGTGCAACCAGGTTAGCTATGGAGTTCAATGTTGATGCAATCACACTAGGTAAAATCTTAGGACATAAATCTCAAGCGACTACTGCTAAATATGTTCACGCACAACCTAGTTCACTCCAGAACATCATGTCTAAACTTGAAGCAACCAGGGAGGCATCATGAGTACTACAGTCTTCCCAAGCAACTGCAAAATGAACGACTGGCAATACTTTGTTGAGCTCATGTACCAACGTGAGCTTGATGCCAGAAAGTTCTATGAAATACCTCCGATACAAAAACAAACCTTTTATGAAACTAATTTAGCTAACTTGATGGCACACTTTAATGATTGCCTAGAAGAAGGAGAAATATCATGAGTATTAAATGGAAAGAACACCTTAGCCTGGTCCAATGTACAACCCCTGAATACCTATGCGACCACTACGACAACGAACGTATAAGACGATGGGTTGATAAAGCTTCAGAGAAGCTATCTAAGGCTATTAACCAAGATTTAAAGGATGTCCATCATGTTAAACACATGGATGGTGAGAGAGAGCTTTTAGCTGATTGTATAGATGATGGCTTGAGAGCTATTGAAGATGCAACACACCTCTTGAAGACACTGCAAAAAGAGTTGGCAAGGTAATTGCTAATTACATATGCATAGGGCCACTTCGGTGGCCTTTGTTGTTATAAGAATAAGATAATCTAAGGTGATAACTATTCGCATTTAGTTTTGTCCACCCTTAGAGAAACAACATGGGAGACATTAGTATGGAGCAGATTGCATCTGATTTGCTCAAGGAAGAGATTGCACGAGAACAGGAGATGTTCAGAGAAGGACGTGAAAGATACCTAAGTAGGCTAGAGAATAACAATAAGCCTTCCACACAAAACAACCCACATAGATTAATAACTGATGCATTACCTAATGTGTCTGATGCCATTAGAAACACTATAGAGGCAGAAGACAGAAAGGGCGATGGTCGAAAGTATTCCTGGTACAAAGACATCAAGTCTGTAGACACTGACTTACTAGCGTACCTAGGTCTTAACTCATGCATGGATGCAGTAGCTGCAGGTTCGTCTTTAACCTCAGCGATTACTAAGGTTGGTCAGAGAATAGAGCTAGAGTCCTGGGCAGCAGGTCTAAAGGAACATGATGTTAATTTATCAAGAAGGATTGAATCTAAGGTTACTAAAGACCACTCTAGTGACCGCTACAGGATAAAAGCAGCACGTATCATTGCCTCTAAAGCAGGATACGAACGAACCAAGTGGACTGAAGAGCGAAGAGTTAAAGTAGCTACTCCAGTAATTAATGCGATACTTGAGTTCAGTGGTGTCTTTGACATATGGGAACAAAAGAAACCTAAGAACACAATCAGAAGAATAGGTCTTACAGAAGAAGCATCTAAACGTCTTGCAGATATGGACTTTGACTCTTCTTGGCAAGAACCTATGTTAGCCCCAATGATTATTGAACCTAAGCCTTGGACTAGTTTTGACTCTGGCTGTTATTACGATGATGTTACCGCTGCCCAGGTTCCCTTGGTTAGAGGTGCAACACACTCCCAACGTAAAGCAGTACAGCACCAGTTTAAAGACAATGGTGAGGTCCCAGATTATGTTGAGGCTATCAATGCAATCCAAAGTACACCTTTAGTAATAAACCACTACGTCCTCGATGCAGTTAACTGGGCATGGGATGAAGCGAAGGTCTTCAGTAAGTTTCCACGTAAGGAAAAGATTGAGCACTTAAAGAGACCAGGCGAGTGGGAGTCTTTGTCTACCTATGACAAGAAAGGATGGACTTTAAAAGCTAGAGAAGTAAGAACTAAGAACCGTGAAATCGATGGTGCCAGGGCTTTAATGCTGCAAGACCTTTCAACAGCAAATGAGTTAGCCAACTTTGAACAATTCTGGCTGCCTTGGAACTTTGATTTCAGAGGACGTGTCTATCCAGTGCCACACTTTAGTTACCATAGAGATGACCACGTCAAAGCTATGTTTAACATGAAGAACACCAAGAAGATGGATGACAGTGCAGCCTTTTGGTTAGCCGTCCATATTGCTAATGTCGGTGACTTTGACAAGATTAGTAAGCAGTCATTAGACGCTAGGGCTGCCTGGGTCGAGGATAACAAGGAAAAGATTTACGATGTTGGTAGGGATGCCAAAGCTACTTTTGACTACTGGTCTACAGCTGATAAACCTTTTCAGTTCCTGGCTGCTTGTCATGAGTTTGCTAACTACATGGACTACGGTAATGAGTATGAATCTGCCTTAGCACCATGCCTGGATGGAACCAACTCAGGTGTTCAACATTATGCTGCAGCATCGCTTAATGAAGGCGATGGTCACCTGGTTAATCTAGTGCCTTCTGAGAAGCCTCAAGACGTTTACAATGCGGTTGCTCAAGCTACTAACGATAAGCTCTTAGAAGACGATTCTGAGCTCTCTAGGCTATGGTTAAAGCTAGGTGTAACCCGCTCTACGGTTAAGCGTAATACGATGACCTACGGCTACTCTAGTGCCAAGTTTGGTTTTGCCGAACAGTTGTATGAAGACACTATGAGACCCCTAGCTGACAAGGTCATGAGAGGCGAGCTAAAAGAGCATCCATTTGGTGATAAAGCAGAGCAGCAACTTGCAGCTAGACACCTGGCAGGTATGAACTATGAGTCTGTCCAGGAAGTCATAAGTAGTGCAGCAGCAGGTATGTCTTTTTTCCAAAGTGTTGCAGGAGCCCTGGCTCACGAAGGTAAACCATTCAGATTTGTAACCCCTGTTGGTTTTCCAGTGATACAGAAGTACACCTACTGGGATGTTAAGAAGGTCAAGATATACCTTCACGATAGAGAAGCAGGTGTTTTAAAGAGAACACAGATATCCGTGAGAGAGAAAGCTAACAAGCGGATAGACAAGAAGAAAGCTAAAGCAGCTGTGTCTCCTAACATTATCCATTCTATGGATTCAGCACATTTGTTATTAACGGTTCTAACTGCTAAACAAAATGGCGTGAATGATTTCTTCTTAATTCATGATTCATTTGGAACCACCCCCACAGATACCGATGTAATGTACCAGGCTGTAAGAGCGTCATTTGTCGAAATCTATAAGGACTATTGTCTGTATGAAGATGTCCTATCACAAGCAAAGCAGCAGCTAACCTATGAAGGCTGCAAAAAGCTAGAAATAGAGATTCCATCAAAAGGTAACCTAGATTTAGACCAGGTCCTGGAATCAGAATACTGCTTTAGCTAATCAACAAAATCTCAATGCCAAACGAGGGTAGGCGTTTTGTCCACCCTTAGAGAAGCATTCGAGGTAAATATATGCATCCACGAGAACGTGTCTTAGGACTTGCTGAACTGTTACGTCAGCGAGGTGAGCCTTATACACATAAATTAATCAATGAAGCGCAGAGATTAGGTGTAGACCTACCAACGTGCAAAATCCCACAAAACTACGAAGAAACTAAAACTAAGGAGACTGAGCATGGCTCAAGCAAAGATTAAATTCACAACAACAGCAGGTAGAGCACAATACCCCTGGTTAAACGAACCAGACACTGCTTTTGGTGGTGACCCAAAGTACAAAACAAACTTGATAGTAGAAGATGCTGCAGAGCTTATTGCACAGATTGAAGATACTGCTAGTGAAGAATTTGGTTCTAAATGGAAGAAAGCAAGAATGCCATTTAAGACTGATGAAGATACTGGTGAGACAGTGTTTATTGCAAAATCTAAATATGCTCCGCACTTCTTTGATAGCAAAGGACAGAACCTGGTAGGCAAACAAGTGCCTAATTTATGGGCAGGTTCAGTGTTACGTCTAGGTGGCTATATTGCACCTTACAACGTGTCTGGAGCAAACGGCATCCAACTGCAGCTAACTAGAGTCCAGGTAATCAATCCTGTTACTAGTGGTAACCAGTCGGGTGATGGGTTTGATGCCATTGAGGGTGGCTATGTAGGTGATGATATCTTACAGGAAACTTTCGATGCCAAAGAACCAGAAGAAGAAGTGGCAGCAACAGCGGACCGCTTCTAAAAGTAAACAACGTGGTATCAAACATGGTTACCGTAGTGGATTAGAAGACAAGGCAGCTGCTCAGATTAAAGCAGCAGGTGTTCAACTCTTATATGAAACAGACAAGGTCAACTATGTAGTACCCGAACGCAATGCTAAGTACACCCCAGACTTTAGGCTGCCAAAGAAAGGCGGCTTTTTTTATGTCGAGACAAAAGGTATTTGGAATGTTGGTGATAGGCAGAAACACTTGCTAATCAAACAACAACATCCAGACTTAGACATCAGGTTTGTATTTAGTAATTGCAATTCAAAACTCTATAAAGGGTCGAAAACAACCTACGCTGCTTATTGCGATAAGCATGGGTTTGTGTATTCACACAAGACGATTCCTGAAGAGTGGTTACACGAAGGAAACTAAAGTGTAGCTAAGGAGAGCCAGGGTCACCTCAGAGATGGGGTGGCCCTTTTTTTTTGTCTGGGGGAAAGTAAATGTTACAAATACAAGAGACTCATGATGACTCTACATTCGTTAGTCATACTGAGTGTGAACACTGTGGTTCTAAAGACAACGCTGCCGTCTATGACGATGGCCACATATTCTGCTTCGGCTGCCAAACCTATACACCACCAACTGACCAGGTGGACCAGGAAAAGCTGCCAAGCAAACTTAATAAAGATTTACTCCAGGGAACACATAGCGACCTGGGTGCCAGAGCTCTTTCAATTAGCACCTGTAGAAAGTTTGACTACACCATAGGTACATACAAAAACCGTCCTGCTCAGATAGCTAACTATCGTAATGAGCATGGTGAGGTAGTAGCACAAAAGATAAGAGACTCAGAGAAGAACTTCACCATCCTGGGCGAAGCTAAGAAGATGGGATTGTTCGGACAGCACCTTTGGAACACTGGTAAAAAGCTAGTGATTACTGAAGGCGAAATAGACTGTCTATCAGTCTCCCAGGCACAAAAGAACAAGTGGCCTGTAGTCTCATTACCTAACGGTGCACAGAGCGGTAAGAAGGCTCTAATGAATGCCTGGGACTACCTAGAAGGCTTTGAGGAAATCATCCTCATGTTTGACCAGGACGATGCAGGTACTAAGGCTGCCATAGAGTGTGCCGAGGCTATGCCTATAGGTAAGGTCAAGATTGCCAAGCTTCCCTATAAGGATGCAAATGAGGCACTTCAGAAAGGCTGTGAGCATGAGATTATCAATGCTATCTGGCGAGCTAAAGACTGGAGACCTGATGGCATCATTAGCTCTTCTGACTTAAGAAATACTATTGCAGAAACTGACGAGGAATCCCTGGTCAGATACCCCTACAAAAAGCTCAACGATATAACTAAAGGTATTCGACCTGCCACCCTGGTAACTATTTGTGCAGGGTCTGGTGTAGGTAAAAGTACTTTGATAACCGAGTTCGCTTACCACCTTCATGACAATGGGCAGAAGGTCGGTATGTTAATGCTAGAAGAAGAAAACAAACGCACCGTCAGAGGACTCATTGGTCTTCACCTGGATAAGAACATTGTCCAAGACTATGAGTGCGCTACCAAAGAAGAGGTCTTACAAGGCCATGACGAGCTGTTTAAGGACGGTGATGTTCAGCTGTTTAATCACTTTGGTTCAACTTCATTAGACGTAGTAGTCAACCGCATTCAGTACATGGCAAAAGCTATGGGCTGTACTCACGTCTTCCTAGACCACATCAGCATCCTGGTCTCAGGTATCACTGGTCAAGTCACTGACGAAAGGCGGCTTATCGACCAAATCATGACAACACTCAGGACGATGGTCCAGGAGCTAGGAATCACATTGTTCCTGGTAAGCCACCTTACACGTCCACAGGGTGATGGGCATGAGAATGGAGCGAAGGTAAAGCTATCGCAGCTACGTGGCAGCCATTCTATTGCTCAGTTAGCAGACTTCTGTCTAGGGCTTCAGGTTAACGCTGATGACCCTACAGATGACACCAGGGACATTGTAGTCCTTAAAAACCGTTTCACTGGTCAAGTAGGTTGGGCAGGGAGACTTCAATACAACAGAGAAACAGGTCGGTTAATCGATACCGACAACGATACTAGTCGTTTTTAAAACATCGAAATCACTAAGGAGACATATCATGAGTCAGAAAGATTCAGTTTTAACATACCTGGAAACAGGTAAAAGCATTACTAGTTTTTACGCCATTAAGAACATGGGTATTACTCGTATTTCAGCAGTCATTCACAATCTTAGAGAAGATGGGCATCCCATAGTTAGACACGACATACCTGTCACTAACAGACATGGTAAGCCAACTATCATTGGCTCTTGGAGACTTGATGCTAATGCTGCACATAAAACAAACGCTAAACAACATGAGCTTGCTTTGTGAGCTTGATATTTGACCTGGAAAGTAATGGACTACTCGACCAGTTAGACACTATTCACTGTATAGCTATTCTCGATACGGATAACAAGGATAGACGCAAAAACTCATCACATATTTATCATGGACCACAAGGCATTGCTGCTGCATTAGAACTACTTGCAGAAGCTGATGAAATCATTGGTCACAACATCATCAACTTTGATATTCCTGCACTACAAAAGGTTTACCCTGGTTGGCAGCCTAAAGGAAAGATAACTGACACCCTGGTTCTATCCAGGTTAGTTTCAGCTGACTTGATGAATGACGATGCAGTTTCAGTATCGCTGCCAGATGGCTTTCAAAAACGTATGTGGGGCAGCCATTCACTCAAGGCCTGGGGTCTTCGTATGGGAACCATGAAGGGTGACTATGAAGGCGGTTGGGAAGAGTGTAACCAGGATATGCTCGACTACTGTGAGCAAGATGTAAGAGTGACTTATGAGCTCTACAAAAAGCTTATGAAAGACAGTAAGGATTTCTCCAGTCGTTCTATTGACCTGGAGCATGAGTTAGCTGAAGTGTGTAACCGCATTGGTAACAATGGTTGGACATTCGATGTTAAGGCAGCAGGTGAGTTGTATGCAGAACTGGCCTCTATTCGTATTGAGCTTGAGAAGGAGCTTGATGAGCTGTTTGAGCCCTGGGAGATACGGACAGAGTTCATTCCCAAGGTAAACAACAAGTCTCGTGGATACGTCAAAGGAGAGCCGTTTACTAAGGTTAAGGTAGTCGAGTTCAACCCTAACTCTAGAAAGCATATCCATTTCTGCCTGGTTAAAAAGTATGGGTGGAAACCTAAAGCCTTCACCCCCAGTGGAGAAGCTAAGGTAGACGAGACTGTACTATCACAGCTGCCATATCCAGAAGCACAAAAGCTCGCAAAGTTCTTCCTGGTACAAAAGCGAATAGCTCAACTAGCAGAAGGCAGCCAGGCATGGATGAAGGTCTGTGGTAAGGACGGTAAGCTGCGACACAGTATTGTCAGTGGTGGCACTGTCAGTGGCAGAGCGAGCCATCGGTATCCTAACCTCGCCCAGGTTCCTAGCACTAGGGCAGCCTTCGGTAAGAAGTGTAGAGACCTATTCACTGCCCCAAAAGGATGGTGCATGGTAGGTGCTGACCTTTCTGGTCTAGAGCTTAGGTGCTTGGCACATTACTTACAGGATGATGGTGAGTATGCTGAGCAGATACTCTCAGGTGACATTCATACCTATAACCAAAAAGCAGCAGGACTCAAGACAAGGGACGAAGCCAAGACATTTATCTATGCCACTCTTTATGGGGGTGGGGATGGTCTTATAGGCAAGATTGTCGGAGGTACAGCAAAAGACGGTAAACGTCTAAAGGCTGACTTTGATAAGAACGTACCTGCATTTAAAAAACTAAAACAAGAATTGAAAACAGCATATCAGCGTGGATATCTCAAAGGCATGGACGGCAGAAAGCTGTTCGTGAGGTCAGAGCATCGATGTCTGTCTCAACTTCTACAGTCAGCAGGTGCAATCCTATGTAAGCAATGGGTTGCTCTGGTGGATAAAGAACTTACTACACAAAAGATTGATGCCTACATCATGGGTTGGATTCATGACGAGGTTCAGATTGCGTGTAGAACTGAAGAGGTAGCAAACCATGTCGGTGATATCACTAGAAGAATGGCGGAAGAAACAGGAAGAGCTTTCCAAATCCAACTCCCAATCGAAGCAGACTTTGCCATTGGAGCAACTTGGAGCGACACCCACTGAGGACCTTGATTTAGAAAACGATTTAGAGCAACTCATGGCGTTCTGGATTGTCCTGGACACAGCATCCAGGGAACCATTTACAGTCAAATCAAACCTAGCCAGGAAAGCTGCCTGGCACATCGCTGTCTGCGCTAGTCGTGGATTAATTACTACAGAAGTTGACTTCGAGATGTTTAGTAATCAGTGGAATATAACTGAAGAAGGCTTAGATTTTAAGGATGGTTTAGATGAACGTATTGCACAACTTATGTGACACCAAAACAACGCTGCTCATCGATGGTGACATCTACCTGTACCAGGCTTGCTCATCTTGTGAAGAAGAGGTCGACTGGGGTGATGACATATGGTCCCTAACAACTGACCTGGCTGCAGCTAAACGAATGTTTGCCTCCAGGATAAAAGAGTTCCAGGAACGCTTAGGCAGCGATGAAATACTTGTGTGTCTAACTGAAGGCAGCAACTTTAGAAAGACTGTGCTGCCAGACTATAAAGGCAACAGAAAGAAGACCAGAAAACCAGTCGGTTATAAAGCCCTGGTCCAGTGGGCAAAGGAGAACTATCCATGCCACTGGCAAGACACCCTAGAAGCTGATGACATCATGGGTATTCTTCAGTCTGCAAAGACCAAGCCTACAGTCATCGTCAGTGATGACAAAGATATGAAGACCATACCAGGCAAACTCTATAGACCTATGGCTGATGAGCTGCTGCAGATAAAAGACCTGGAAGCAGACCATTGGTTTCTTATGCAGTGTCTGATGGGTGATGCCACCGATGGTTACTCAGGCTGTCCCAGGATAGGTCCTAAGACCGCTGAGAAGGTCCTAGGTAATCACCCTAGTTGGGAGCTTGTAGCACAGGCTTACATCAAGGCAGGGCTTACCAGGGAGGATGCAATAGTCCAGAGCAGGTGCGCCAGGATACTTAGGTGGTGCGACTGGGATGCAGACAATGAAGTTATCAATATGTGGGAACCAGGACGATGATTATCGAAAGACAGTCAAAGGTCACTGGAGCTCTACACAAAAGAGATATCGACATAACCAGAGAGCAGCTAAGACGGTGGGAAGCAGGTGAGCTTATACAGGATGTCTGCCCCCATTTAACAGCTACTGACCGTGAGTTCATCATGACTGGTATCACAGAGCAAGAGTGGCAAATGCTACAGCAATGTGAGAGCTGCCACGTCTAATGCAAAGAACAAAGGAACACTGTGATGACAATTATAAGAGAGTTTAAGTATGAGGGAGAAGACCCTCGCTTTAAGAAAGGTAAGTTCTACACCTACAGAAACATAGCTGACATAACTGGATTAAGTTATGACACAGTACGCAACAGGTTATACAAGGATGAAGTACTCACTGATAAGGCCATACAAGGCCACTATCATACTCAATCAACAAAGGCTGAAAAGAGGAAACAAGCCTGGCCCAGGTTAGAGACTAAGGCTGACTTTATGTCCCAAGAGAGACTAAGGAGACCACTGCTATGAGTATTGATGATGCAACACCTGCAGAATGGGATAGACTAAAAAGAGAACACCCTGCAATCACTAAGAGATACGAAGCAATGGTATCTGAAGAACAGGGTGGCAGCCATACAGAAACAGACATGGTCAACCACCCTGACCACTACAGTGGCAAGATAGAGTGCATAGAGGCTATTGAAGAATCAATGACCTCTGAAGCATTCAATGGTTATTGTAAGGGTAACTGTCTCAAGTATCTGTGGAGATACGAGAGGAAGGGGAAGTCCTTGGAAGACCTCCAGAAGGCCGAGTGGTATCTGAAAAGGTTAGTCTCAAGTTATCAATCGCAATAATGGTTAGCATAAACAGCACGAAGCCGACCATGTAGTTCATAGTTTTACTCCTGGTAGTATGTGGGTTGAGACAGTATTTTAAAGGCTCACTACCCAGGGGTAGAATGACTTATAGATATATAGGCTATGCAACCATGTATTGCCTAATGATAATCATTCGTATATGGTAGGAGTCTTACTTCAGTATTCACGGATGACGAGAGAAGTCAGTGGAAGGTGAAGAGAGGACAGTAGCATCCACTG